GTAGTTCCGATACTATTAAAAGAGCCACAAATAACCGAGAATCTTAATCTGCGGGAACATAAATCGACAGTAGGCGGATTTTCACTTAATCTTGATGACAATTTCCTGTTTCAGAATCCTGCAAACAGCGACGCATTAGAGAAATTTTCCGATCAATTGAACATATACAATATTTACAACAAATTAATGTATATTTATTTATGGCTGCCGGGACTTACAAACTTGCAGACTGAATGTTTGGAAGTATATAGGGGTGTAGTAAATGATTTTAAAGTTAATAGGGGTGTAGTAAATATAGCAATAAGCAATTCAACATTTAAGGTTCAAAAAGAACTACCGCAAAAATTAATAAACATTACCGATTATCCTAATGCCCCAACAAATAGTTTAGGAAAAGCAATACAAATTGTATATGGTGATCATAGTTTTGAGAGAATAGAAACGACGGTTCCTGCATCAGCGACCTTTAATTATATAAATAATATGGTTAAAGGTGTTCGTGTTTCAGATTATAAATATATAATTGCAAATTCGACAATATTTGAACTCGGAACCGATGACATTTGGCTATATGATACCCAAACACAAAGATTCTTGAATTTGGATTCATCCCATGTGACAGTAAATAATCCAGATGGAGATGGATATTGTAGTGTTACACTTACAATAGGACAAGAATTAACTGTTTATGATTGGTGGTTTCCAAGCACCGCTGCCAACTTGGTAACAAACGATCATGATTGGGCGAATCCAACTTATGCGGCAGATAATGATATTGATACATTTGCAACATTAAATGCAACTTTTACAACAGCAGCTTCAGTAGATTCGGCATATTTAAGATTAACATTTCCTGATTATGATATGGATGGTTTTGATTATATTGCCGATATAGAAATGTTTTATAGGGGCAATTATACTTTAATGAATGGGGATGATACTGATTTAACTTATACACTTGCAGGTTCAGGAATTGATGTTACAGCAGAACTTAATTTAAAAGCAATTACAGTTGAAACATCTATTCATGATGTTGGTTCTTCAGCATTACAATCAACAAAACATGGAATTGAATTACAAGATGGTGACGGGGGAGATACATATAAATTAAATTACAAAGGATCTGAAACTGCTAATATATCTGAGATTGCCAATGCGGCAGCGATAGAGGCAGCAATTGAAGGGTTATCAGAATTTGATTCTGTGACAATATTAGGGGATGCTGATGCTTATTGGATAGAATATGAAGGAACATCAATAGGAAAAGATATTGATTTACCAGAATCTGTTGATAAAACAGATTCATTAAATGCTACAATAAGTATGACAAGAGAAGGCAAAAAGGCAACAAAAGATATGGTTAGTGATTATCTCGAAGTTAGAGCACGCCAATCTGTTTCCGCATTAACGCCAGCTGTCTATATTAAATGCCATGAAGTATATAAAAAAGTTAAGCTTGTATTTGATGCTGGATATAAATTTGATAATAACAGATTTGTATTATTTGCAGCATGTAAAGGTAGAGAAGCCAGTGCGACAGTTGCAAGTCATTTCAGTGGTCTTTCAACAGGTGATTTATTGGAAATTCCAGCGCATATTGTAGATTCACTTATTTATGATGAGCTCGGGCAAACGATAGATACTACTTCTATGCAAGCCGTTGCAACAGAACAAGCATCTTGGAAAATCGCACCTGCAATAGATAAACAGCAAAATTCTAAAGATATTATCGATAAAATAGCCAAACAGGCAATGTCTTTTGTCTATTGGAATGCTACAAATAAAGCCGCAATGGACACCTTTTTCGCTGCTAATACCACCGATTATACATTCCAGACTAATGATATTCAAGGGCGACCGTTACTTTATAAATCACCGTTAAAGAATATTGTAAACGATTTTGTATTAAAATACAAAAAAGACGGTCAATCCGGTAATCTACAAAGCACCGTTGAACGCATAGATGACAGAGCAAGTGTCGGATCACAGGCGGTTTATAATGCTGTAATGGACAAAGTAATGGATGCTGATTTTATTTCAGACACGACAACCGCCGGATTATTAGCAAATCACTGGGCGAAAACGGACGCTGATTCATTCTGGAGTAAATTACACAATATCATAGAATTTGAAACAGTTGACTTACGGGGGGTAAATTTCTGGGTTGCCGACGCATTTAAGCCAATACTTGCCTTAGAACTTACTGACATTATCGAATTACATGTTGATTGGGACGCAAAAATGGAATTATTCGGGTCAACCTGGGCAAGCAAACAATTCAAAATATTCTCAATAACGAGATTACCGGACACACTTAAAATAAAGGCATTCAGTTTATGAGTTACGTACTTTACCATCAGTCAATCGAAGGCGCAACGCTAACTTACAGCGCAACAGAAGATGCTAACTATCCAGACACGAACATGCAAGACCGGTATAAGAATACTTTCTTTAAAGACACTGCTATTGCGGCAGTGAGCGTAAATTGTATTATAAATTTTGGGAGCGCAAGGGCATGTAGTCATATCATTTTAGGTAATTATATTGCCACATCTACGGATGATATTGTTTGGTTACAATTAGAATATGCAGATGATGCAGCATTTACGGTTAATAATGGAACGTCTTTTTTAGAGCAGGCAATTGAATCTGCTACCCTTACTAATTATCTAAAAACATTTACTTCGCAGTCAAAGCAATATTGGAGAATTACAATAGCAGACGATACTGGCGATAATCTTGCAAATCTCCAAATCGGTACTATCTATCTCGGTACTTCTATAAGCATAAGCCATTCACCGGAACCTAATGAAACTCAATCAGCTGATTATGTCGTTAATATCAATCAAGGCGTTGGCGGGATTCGCTCTGGCTCAATAGACAATACAACAGTTCGCAGGCTTTGGAATTACGATTGGAAATTGCTAAGCGAAACAGATAAAACCAATTTACAAACTTTCCGGGATTCTATTTATATGAACAAAGACCTATCACGTTATCCTTTCTATTGGTCACCAGATACCGGAACAACTCTATATTATTCACGTACTAAAGGTGAACTTACAATGAAACAGCAAGCCTATCAAGCATGGACCTGGAACTCTAACTTTGAGGAAGAACTGTAAACAATGGCTAAAATAGAAAAACCTGTGAATACGCAAATTACACAAAGGATAACAAAAAAAAAGGGATTGTTTATAATTGCGTATGGCAAATCAGACGGCAATATATCGGCAGCCTGTGAATCAATTGGAATTAGTAGAAGAATTTATTATATATGGATAGAAAAAGATAAGAAATTTAAACAAGCGGTAGAGGATGCTTATGAAGAAACAATTGACTGGGTTGAATCAAAACTATTGGCACAAATAAAAGAAAACAATATAACTGCAATTATATTCTATCTCAAAACAAAGGGTCAATCAAGAGGTTACGTGGAAAGGCAAAAGGTTGACATAAGTGACTGGAAACCAATTAAGATATTCGATATTGAAAATGAAGATGAATGAAGTTAATATTAAACAATGCGAAGCGTGCAATACTAAGTCATCCGGCACGCTTCAAGACAATAGTCGCCGGGCGGCGTTATGGTAAGACGCATTTAGCATTAATATATTTACTGGGTGGTAAACTTGAAAACGATGAATTGCGGTGGTATATTGCGCCGACATATCGGCAAGGGAAAATGATAGCATGGAGAGTAATTAAGCATTTGTTAGCGAATCAAGTAGAACAAGTAAGATTTAATGAATCGGAATTAGACGTGATATTTCCGAATAACGCCGTTATTTCCATTAAGGGCGCAGACAATGAAGATTCACTCAGAGGTGCGGGAATACACAAGATGGTATTAGATGAATACGCTTATATGAAAGCCTCAGTTTGGACAGAAGTATTGCGAGCAATGTTATCGGATACTAAGGGTGATGCAATGTTTATTGGCACGCCTGATGGATTTAATCATTTTTACGATATTTATTTACGTGGATTACAAGATAATGAGCGTTACAGGTCATGGCAATACAAATCAATAGATGGCGGGTTTATTGACAGCGATGAAATAGAACAAGCGAAACAAGATTTAGATTTAAAGACATTCAGACAAGAATATGAAGCCAGTTTCGAGACAGCAACTAATAAAATATATCACAGTTTTGACCGCAATATACACGTAAAAGAATGTAAATATTCAGAGGTGTTACCACTTAGTATTGCCTTCGATTTTAATGTTAATCCGATGCATGCTGCTATTATTCAGGAATATAAGGATATATCATATCAGATAGATGAGATAGTAATACCGACAAGTAATACACACGAAGTTTGTCAGGAACTACTTAGACGTTATAAATCACATGAAGCAGGGATAACCATATATGGTGATGCGTCCGGGCGGGCACGTACAACGAAATCACATCAGACTGATTATCAGATAATTCAGGACGACTTACAGCAGATGAATAATTACGGGATACGGGTACCGCTTGCCAATCCAGCAGTGCGTGACCGGATAAATTCAGTTAATGCACGTTTAAAAAACGCTAAGGGTGATGTAAATTATTACGTTAATCCATCCTGTCGGGTTACGATAAAATCCTTTGAGAGAACTCAATATAAAGAAGGTACAAGCGATATTGACAAGACCCAGGATATAGAACACATAACAGACGCTATTGGTTATTATATCAATATAAAATATCCGATAAAGAAAATTGAAGGTTGGTCAATTAGGAGATAATATGAGTGCAAAAGATATAGTATTGGATTCATTAATCAGGTCACTTTTGGCTAAAGAAGACAATAAATTTAAAGACAGCAAGAAAAAGGTAGATTTTTATATCGGTTCGCCGGGCAACATTAAGCCTTATATTCAGCCATTCCTCAATACAGATGAGCCGGATATTCCTTTTACATTTACTAATATTACGAAAAAAATAATTAAACGCCGGTCACAAGTATATAAAGAAGCACCGGTAAGATTATTAGATAACAAGGATAATGAAAAATATAATGGATATACTTACAATAAAGACGTATTCCTAAAAGAAGCAGAGCGATATACAAGGCTAATTGGTACAACGGCAGTTCGGGTATTATGGGATACTGAGGGATATTTCCATTATCAATTAATACCTTACTTCAGAGCATTTTTTGCAGGTGACATGATGAAGCCGAAAGCCATAGCATATCCACTGAAAACGAATGCAAAGATGCCTGAGTATTGGGCATTTTGGGATGATGAAGATCACTTTGTAATGGACAATCAGGGTATTAAGGTTGGGAATCAATCAGACTTTGGCGTAAACGACGAACAAATAAATCCCTATGAAAAAATGCCATTCGCTTTTATACACATGAGTACAC